CGACTCCGAAACTGACGCCTACCAATATGGCAGCGTTCCGCCAACAGCAGAAAACTGCCAATACCATGCTTGCCGCAGTACGCGGTTTGCCGGTATCCGTTGCGCAGTTGGACTGATGGGATTTGTTTGAAAAAAAAGGTCGTCTGAAAAATTTCAGACGACCTTTTTTGATGTTTGGTGAGATTGATACGGACTATTCGCATCAATATTTTTATAGTGGATTAACTTTAAACCAGTACTGTAACCCGCCGCCGCCTTTTGCACTTTGTTACATTAACTTTTGCACTCGGTACGTTTTAAAAGTTGCGGCAGCTTTTGCACTATATATCGGATAGCAGAAAGTAAGAAAAGCGACGGAAACGTCGCTTTTGTTTTACCAGTTACAAATAACCAATTCGCCGCTGGTTTTGCCCGTCTTATCCCTGCCTACGGTATAAGCCAACTCCAGTTGAGTAATACGAAAATCTTTAAACAACGCCCTTATATCAGGGTGGTCATTGATGGATAACATGACCTTACCCTTGCTCTCCGCCATTGCTTTGGCCAGCAGCTCATACTATGACCAATCGAATGCGTGGTCGTACCCTGCGGTTTGCCAGTACGGCGGGTCTGCGTAGAAGAAGGTATGCTCGCGGTCATATCGTTTTAAACAACGCTCCCACGGTTCGCTTTCTATATAAACACCTTTTAAACAGTCTTTAGCAGCCTTTAATTTGGCTTCAACTTGCGACGTATCCCACGCTTTTGACGTGGTAGCCGTACCAAAATGTTGATGGACGGTCTTGCCGCCGAAGGCGTTGTGTTGAAGGTAGAAGAACCGGGCAGCTCGTTGAATATCGGTCATGCAATCAGGCGGCGTGCTTTGCAGGCGGGCAAAGACCTCTCGGCTTGTCAGTGTCCACTCAAACTGGCGGACGAACTCGTCAAAATGGTGTTGTACCACGCGGTACAGGTTGATGAGCTGTCCGTTGATGTCGTTGAGTACCTCCACTTTAGCGGGTGTTTGCCGAAGAAAGAACAATGCCGCGCCGCCGGCAAACAGCTCGACATAACAAGAATGCTCGGGGAACATGGGCAACAGGTGTTTTGCCAATCGTCGTTTCCCGCCCATCCAAGGGATGATGGGTAAAGATTGTTGCAGTTTTTGCATCATATATACTCCTAAATCGGCATTCGACGACGCTCTGAATCAGATTAATATGATGCTCGACGGCATTCTTAAATTTTATAATCAACTGAAAGAATTGATATTTTTGCAGCGCGTGCATTTTATTTGTACGAAACCGCTGCCTTTTGCCAGCAATTTGCCGCAAAATTTGCAGCGTAACTCACGATAAATTTGCATTTGCATCCACTCCTGTATCAGATAGAATGCCTCGGTCTCGCGAGACTAAGGCGGCCTTAGAAGTCAATGCAGGCGCGAACTGCTTGGCTGGCGTAGCGGTGTTGCCGCACCGCTACGTCGCCGTCCCACTGATTTTTTAAATCTCCCTATTGAGGTCGCCGGTATTCAGACGACCTTTTTTCTTGCCTATTTATCAACAATCCAAGCCTGATACCACACGCCCTTGAGTGCCGGCGCATAGTTTATGCCTATATCGAACCCTTCCGTTGTTATATTGCCCACATAAAAGACCCGTGCCATTTGGTCTTGTATATCCAGCACAACATTGACCATTGGACGCTCAGAAAAAGGAACATCAAATGGAATGGTAATCCACTTATTGTTGCCATTTCCCTCTGGAAATTTAATGTCCGATCGTGGGATATACATCTCCCGATACTCTTTTTTACCGCCACCTTGCGCAGATCGTAGCTTGCTGATTTCAGCCTCCTGCGCTTTAAACCGGGCGGCAACGGCATCGACAAACAGCTTAAAACGCTCGACCAAGGTCATGACTGCAACGCCTGATTAAATTTAGCCACGAAGTCGGTATCCGTATCGCCAAGATTGAGCGTGGTTTCCACCACGGTTTTTTGCGCCTGTGTCAAAACTTGCGCCTCATCGATACGCAGGCGTTTGGCAACGGCTTCCGAAAGCGCGGTCGCACCGGTTTTATCCTGCTCAATATACTTGGCAACTTCCGCCAGCGTATCGTATGCCGCGTCCGCGCCGTCTAAAATCTCTGATTTAACGGACGTTTTTGCCGCATCAATCAGCGAATCGACCTTCTGGCTGGAGTAAGTCTTATCAGCCGCAGGCGCGGTATCGTCAATCGCCGCGCCGCCGTTACCGCTGCCGATGTTGTCAATACGGGTTTTCAGCTCGTTTACCGCGCCGACCACGCTGCCGCGCTCTGTAGTTTGCAGCATATCTGTCGAGCCGATTTTACCGATAACCTCTTTGAATTTTGCGCCGATAGCGTCCACCAGCGCGTCTATACGTTGTCTTAATGTCATTTTTACCTGCCTTATGAAGTTGCCAAAATAAATCTTGCGACGAAATCAGGGGCTTCGCCCGCATCCTCGCTTTTAACGTCGGCAAGCCATCGAGTGAAATCCTCAAATGATTTGCCTTGATTTTCGGGCTGTATCAACCACGTCCGATACAAGTCGTCATCGTACCGATGCGCGGCATTTTCCAAATTGCCCTTAAAAACTCGAAACTTACCCAACATTGCTCGTACTCTTTAAAATCTCCAGCGGAATATCTCCGCTGTATTGCACCAAGCCGTCAGATCGGCGAATAAATTGCAAATCAAAAACGTAATGCCCCTCTGTCAAACCTCGGCACACATCGGCATCCAAGCGCAACAGCACCAAGCGTATTTCGGGGTAAAGGGTCGTCTGAAAGCGGGCAACCGTCTCCTTAGTATGTTTGCGCCGAAGCTCGGCGGCAGCGGTCACGCCGGTCAGGGCAGAAATACCCAAGTCGTCCAAAACATCAAAGACAACACTGATTTCGACGGTCTCGCCCCGTTTGAAGCGCAGAATATCGGTACTCATCACACCCTCAAAATAAAACAAATTATCCCAAATCATCGCCCACCACCCGGGCGGCTTGCCTGCACTCAACACTACACGCCCAACTCCAAAACAGCAGCGTCAGGGGCTTGGCTGATGATGCGGTTGGTGCGGATATCGTAGAAAACCCGTTGATTTAAGGCAGCCTGACCGCTCAAAACGATATTCCCGCCGCTTTGCGTTTGCGCCGCCCATGAGCCGCCGCCCAAATCGCCCGTTATTTTGGCGATGCCGCGCTGCTCTCGGTTGAGCAGTGCCGTCAGGTTTTGATACAGATTGGTCATTTTGTTACTCCCAACAAATAGATAAAAGGTCGTCTGAACATGGCTTTCAGACGACCTTTAAAGCATTTTTAAAGCGGCTTTAATCGTCCAAATAGCGGTCGATGCTTACATTTTGAGTAACGACAGGCGCGTCGTTTTCGATTTTGATCTCGACCGATACGCCTACGACCACGCCCTGCCAGTTGCCGGACGGCTCGCTGATTTGCCAAATTTCGCCCAAATTAGCCATCGGAATCGCATATTTGTCTGACACAGGCAGCGATACGGTCTCGCGCTTGTGGACGCCCGTCGCGCTCAAGGCGGCAACACCTGCGGCCAGCAAAACAGGTTGGTCGGTATAAAGCGCGTGGGTCAACGCAGAGGCTCGCGGCTCGCGGTTGCTGCCGTTGCGGTACACGTCCGCGCCCTTGCCCTTGTTATGGCTCGGCCAAACATAAATCCCGTTCGCCCGCTCGGATATGTTTCGCTGCCCGCTGATGCTGTAAATCACACTGGCAGGCACGGTAACATCCGCCGCCGCCTGCGCCACCTCCCAAGCCGCAATTTTCCACTTCGGCTTAAACCGCAGGGCAGGCTTGGCGCGGTCGCTCTCAATAAACCCGCCCGCCGCCTGCGCCAGCTCTTGCAATACCGCCATCGGCGTTTTGTCCGTCAATGCGTACACATCGGCAGGGATCAACCAATCCGCCATCATCCATCCGTCCAAGCCCACGCCCGTCGGTCTCAAGACCTCCGTGGCGATTTGTTGGGCGTAGATAGGGTTGCGGTATGTGCCGCTGCCTTTGGGTGCGTAGTCCGCGCCCAAGCGGGCGGTAACGCTCCTGCCTGTTACCGTATAGCTCTTTTGCCCGAATCTGCGGTTGTCGCTGTAATCCTCGGCAATGATGACAAAAGTGTCGGCATTGATTTGCACCTTGATTTGCGCTTCCTCACCCTTTGCGCGTGCGTCAGGATTGATTTTGGCGAAATCCTCGGGCGATACGGTCAGGCTGCCTTGCCAGCAATAGCCGCCCGTATCGGCGGTAAACGAGGCGGAAAAAAACTCAATCGGCTGCCCGTCCGCCGTGGCTTTGACGGTGTTTTGCATGATGTATCCGTTTAAAATAGGGGTTTTTGCCGTGTCGAAACAAGCGAACGGCAGCGGAATATGGCGCGGGTCGTGCGCGATTTTTTTACGGTAAAACCGCAGGGCGAGGCGGTTTGACGGCGGGCGGATGCCGCAGACGTAGGTTTCAGGAACCGGCTCAGGCTCGACCGGAATCTCGTAGTATTCGCAGGGAACGGTAACGGCGGGCAGGGATTCAGGGCTGAAGCAACGCGCCAAATCCACCGCAGCGAGGATGTCCGACTGTAAACAGCCGACCAACAAAGCGTCGTCTGAAAACGTACTGTCCGCGTGGGTTTCCAAGCGTTCGCCCGCCCGTGCCGCCTGCGTGTCGCCGCCGCAGCCCGTCAAAAACAGGCTGCCTGTCGTGTTCGTGCCGGAGCAGCCGTCCAGCCCGTCCATCGCGCTTTGAATACCGGACGCACAAGCCAAAACCGCAAACGACGGCTCGGACTGCGCTTTCAGACGACCTTCAAGCGCGGCCATACCATCAAAGGTCGTCTGAAAACAATGGGCAACGTCAACAGCCTTGACCGACACGCCCGACATTCCGACCTCCGCACTACTGCCGGCAAAGCCACCGGTCAGACAAGCCGCCCCCGTTCCAACCGCATGCAGAACAAACCCCCATTCCCCCGATACGGCGGCATATCCTGCCGGTGGCGCATAAGGCTCGGGCGGTTTGGGCTTTGGCGGCTCAATCGGCGCAACCGCCCCGCCTGCCGCAATATGGCGCAGCGGACGGGTAAACGGTATCGGCAATCGGTTTGACGGTTTACGCTGTGCAATCAACGCCCCGAAAGGCAGCGGAATCCGCGCGGAATCGGCATAGGTTTTGGATTTATCGTCAGACATTTCAGACGACCTTATCCGCCGTCAGTATCGACAAATGGCTTGATGAAATCATAGGAGACAGGCTCGTATTGCTTTTTATGGTCAAGCGCAACCATCAAAAATTCTTTATTCGGATTCAGGTAATCAAAGCGGTATGACCCGTCAGCCTTGCTCCATTGAGTTCGAATGACCTTAAAATTCCGCCGCTCGAAAAGCAGTATTTTGCGTTCCGCAGGCTGCCCTCCGACGGTAACAATCCCCTCTGCCTCCCCTGCAATATAGCCGCGACCGCCATAGACGGGGTCGGCAAACACAAGTCCGTCTGACAAAAGCACACCCATCGTTACATGTCCCATGCAGTCAGGTTAATCAAAAAATTCCGACCGACACCATCCTTTTCGGCGTATCCGGTGGTGAAAATTAAAAACTCGTCCGGACTGTTGTCCAAACGGTATTGTTCAAAACAATTATTTTCTGAAAACCAAGATGTAGATGCCCCGAGACATCCCGGAACCAGCCCGCGTAGATTGCCGCCCTCAAAAAAATAAAAAGGCGTTGCAATCAGTTTTTTAGCAATCCCGTCAACCGCCTCGTTACCACCACTATCAAATGACATTAATGAACGTATTCTTGCTTTAGTAGGGATATTATTATCAACTCCTCCTGAAAAAGTAGCAGTACTGTTAAAGCTTTTACTAATGGAGTAATCCGAAAGGGTGATAGTCATCAATGCAGCATTAGATACATCAAACGGCGCCGCACTTGCGAAATCTCCAAAAAATAAAGCAGTTGCCGATGGTGTTGTTTTATAACCAATACCAGGTCTACTACGTTCATATTTCGACCCGACAACCAACCAAAACCCACGTTCATTCCCAATTAAAACCCAGTCACGTCGAGATCTACAGTACAACTCATTGACAGAATTACCAGCCTCAGCGGCAACATTATTATTAGCAACGTGAGGCTGGAGATCCGCAGATACTTTGAATTTAGCCGAAACAGAATTGTAATAACCGCTCGAACTACCATTGACCAATAGATATGGCTTGGATGATTTTTCAGAGACAGAGCGGAAATAGGCGGCAGTTTCCGTTTCTTGGTGGATTTCCCATCCCAGCGGCTCTTTCCGATTCTCACCCTCGCCATAACCCGTTACTAAACAGGCCTTTAAAACAGTTTTAAACGCTCCGTCATCAGTCGTCAGCTTGGGCGCACCTGCGTCGTCCCAGCGGTAAACCTTAACCGGTACTCTTTCGGTATTAAACATTTCAGACGACCTTTGCTTTAAAAATAAAGCCTTATTAAAGCAAAAGCCCCGAAAATCGGGGCTTGGCATGGTTGCATTCAAATTTTATTCTTTTGTTGCCTCCAAAATATACATTGATGCACTGCGGTTCATGTCTATATATCGTGCAATTTTTAAGAATTGTATGTCCTTTTGCTTGGACTCATCTTCTTGAGCCATAGCATATATTTCTTTTACCGCAGTGTCGTATCTAGTACCTTCTTTTGTTTTTTCGTAATTTGCCAACCAACAATCACTAGCCTCTTTTTTTCGCCCTTGCATGGCATACCCTTTACAAAGCATAAGATCGTTGAAATTCACAGCTACAACCGCTTCAATTTCCGAAACGGTCATTGTGTATTCTTTCTTCCTATTACTTTTTGTAAAATAATCATATGCCGCATATCCAACCAGAATAGATACCACGACAATAAGAATTTTCACGCTTTTCCCCATTTGCCTTCCCTTTGTCGGTTAAAAGGTATATTTTACAGATAAAAGGCATAAATGCAAATCAACTAATCATTTTAATTAAAAAGGTCGTCTGAAACTCCTTCAGACGACCTTTATTCTTTATGCCTATTCCGCCACCGTATTTCCGCGCAGGCAGGCGGTGAAGCCGTCGCGACCTTCCTGCCTGTCGGGCGAGGGCTGGACGCTGCGGAGAATCCACACGGGCAGCGGCGTGCCGTAGGTGTTGAAACGGATGCAGTTTTGAACCGCCCATCCGCCGCCGAACGCTGTCGATTTAATCGTAAAGTACGGCTTGCCCGTGGCGGGATTGGTCGGGGCAAGGTCGGTCAGGGTATCGCTCTTGGCAACCAAGCCCAGCTGCTCGCCGTAAAGCTCGAACTGGTTTGCAGTAGTGAATCTAATCAGCCAACGCTCGGTAATCGCGCCGTTGCTGGCGAGTTTGATCGGGTAGTCCTTGACGTTGGCCTTTGCCAGAATCGGATCGCCGCGCCGAGAATCCGCCCAAACGTTGTCCCATGCTTGTTGAGAGAAAGGCTCGGTCGCGCGTACCAGCAAATCGCCGCCGATCAGGGCGGATGAAACGTAAGTCCCTGCTTTGGGGTAGGCGCGCGAAATGGCAAATTGCAGTTTCAGACGACCCGAAATATCGACGCCCGTAATGCGGT